GGTTTTTAGTTTAGAACCGGGATTTAATCTTCTGTAGGCTTTGACACCGGCTTTTGTCATGCCTGCTCCAGCCTTTGTGGGCCTGAAGTTCTTTTTATTTCTAGCTGGCATAGTGCCTTTTGCTAGTTTTTCTCTTGTTTGAAAATCGTTTCTCATTAATCTAACATGCCTTTGTAGTATTTTACGTAAGATGGATTTGTTAAATTAACACCACCATATTCACCTTTAATACTTCTACCCATGTATTTTTGCATTTTGCCACCGGCAAATGCTTTCTTTCTTGTAAATGTTTTTACGTTAGTTGGTTTTGGACCTGTATTACCTGCTGCTCTTTTCCGTTTGACAGCACTCGCCCTTTCGCCTTTTGTCATCCGTGTGGCTTTGGCAAGTGGGACGCATTTTGGATACTTCCGTTTCGCGTCTGCTTTTTGTTTTGAACGGCCACACTTTGCGAAAGAACCATCTTTTTTTCTGCTCCCAATATCCACCCATTTCTGTTTGAACCATTTATCTAGACCGTTCTTTGCCATTTTATTTTCTTAGAATGTTTTTATTCATTCCTTTTGTACAAAGACCACCACCTCTAAGACCTTGTCTTCTTAGTCTATCAGTAGCTTCTCTTAAACCACCACCAGCTAGTTTAATTCTTCCACCCATTGCAGATGGTTTACGACCTTTAAAATCTTTTTTCTTTACTCCAGATGGATCTTTAATCTTACCTGCACAGATTTTACTAGCGTATGCGTTAGCATATGCTGAGGGATAAACTTTAAATTTAGCTTTCGCTGCTGCTTTACCTCTTGGACATAGTTTAGTCATTAAGACCTCGCTGTTTGTTTTGCTCTTTTGAAGTCAGACGCTTTTGGTGCACCTTTTGCACCTTTCTTTCGCATCTTGCCTCCACGTTTTCTTTTAGCGTGAATGTTTGCATATAGACCTTTACGAGCCATTAGCCGATTACCTTTTTCTTGTTTTTCATTTTTTTGACAACTTTTTTATTTTTGCCAGGTTTTTTAATTACACCTTTTGCAATTAAAATATCTTTTTGAGTGACTTTACCATCACCAGACATATCTGGAAAACTACCTTTTTTCATCATAGGTCGTTTGTTCATCATGCCTCCACCCATTTTCTTAACACGGCCACCTTTCATATATCCTTTAGGTGAAACTTGTTTGTTGTATATTCTATTTACCATTATTTTTTTCCTCCTCTAAATATTTGTGTACCCTTTATACCAAAAATACTAGCTACGACAAGGATCCATAAATTCGTAAACCAGCTTGGAAGCGATTGAAAGTATTCAAAAAACAATTTGACCTTCTCCATTGCTTCCGGATCGTCACTCATCACTGCCCACATTAACACAATGATGGGCGCCGAAATAATTATCAAAACAAATTCGTCCTTATAGTCGTTTTGACGTGCCTCTAAAAGTTTACCTTGGTAAGCTTCCTCACCTCGGGCCATTTTTTCTGCGTGCATTAATTGTGCATCAGACATTGCCATCTTCGTCTTCTGACGATTAGCATATATCTTACTGCCAGCTTGTAAAGCAATTTTTGCTAAACTAAACCACGCCATGTTAATACCACTTAGCTTTTCTTTTTTTCTCTGCTAAGATATTTCCTTGTCCTTGAACCTCTGCTTCTTGTGTTTCAGTTGGATTTGTTGTTTCAATCTCTTTTCCACCTTCAACATAACCATCTTTGTTCGTAAACATTTCATGGTTTAGGTTCTTTTTGTTTTCTTCTGCCATTTTAGCTCCTTTTATCTATTCCAGCTCTAGAAAGTGCAATCGCAATAGCTTGTTTACGACTTTTTACCTTCTTATCGCTCTTACCTATGTTGAGTTTACCTTTTTTAAACTCCTTCATGACCTTTTTAACCTTTTTTTGAGGTTTTGTCATCTTCTTACTCATCGTCTCTCTTAATTATCACACCACCTTGGCCCATATCTTTAGCACTTGGTAAAGTTTTTGATAATATTGTCTTTTCAATCGAAGTATTAGCTCTTAATTTTGCTAATTCTTCGTTTTGTTCTAGTTTTTCGTCTTGATTTTCTTGATTCATCATCGCTCTCATTTTATCAAGGTTTAATCTCTCTTCACCTTCTTGTTTTTTTCTAGCATTTTCTTGTGCTTGAAGGTCTAATTCTCTAGATCTTAATTTTGCAATAGGGTCATTGTCAAATTGAGAGGTAATTTTCTTCTCTTCCATCATAAATTCACCCATCATGTCCGCTATTAGTTGAGCTTTTCTCGCTTCTATTTTTTCAGCTGTCATTTTTAATTGCATTTGCACTTGTGGGTTCATAGCAGCTTGTGGATTTTGTCTTATGGCCATTAATTGTTGCATTTCTTCTCTAAACTCTATCTCAACTTGTTCTTGAGCCATCAAAGAAATATGTTCAAAACAATTTTTTTCTAATAATGCCATGACTGTAGGATTATTTCTAGCCATGTTAGTTGCCATAAAATTTAAATGAGAAGTTATGTGTGCTCTGTGGTCTTGACCAGGAAAAGCTTGGAACGGTTTCCCAGCGAGAGCATCAATGTGCTCTAACGCTGGGTCCTTTGGTGCGATTGGCGCAGGTCGTTTTAAAAGTTTATCAATATCTTTTACACCCAAAGCTTCATACATATTTCTATACGCTTGATATAAATTATGAATTTGTGGATTAGATGTTGCCAGCTGCAGTTCCGACTGTGCGAGGGAAATACGCTGTGTCTGAGAAAATATGTTTGGATCTGCAACTGGCAATATATCTACTCTGTCGTCAAAGTCTGTTTGTTTAATCATTCTTTGACCACCAACAACATCATAAGGATATTCTTGTGGTAGATATAACTTGAAAACTCTTGCCATTAATTTGAACTCTTGTTTTAAGGCCGCGTAAATTCTTTTGTGAATAGCAGACATTGTTCTGCTACCTCTTTCCAACAAGGCTACTGTGGTACCCACTGCCGCTTGCTGATTACCCTCACCTACTTGCAAGTCTGCTATTGAAGCGAATCTTTGACCTGCTTGTACTACCACGCCCATAAGTTGTAAGAGAGTTTGTGACGGCTCTTTGAAAGGAAGCATCATAAATGAATCTTTGATGTTTCCTCCTGGTGCATCCACATCCCTGAATTCTCCTGGTTGAATGCTTTGAGCGTCGTCTCTAATTCTAATTCCTCTTTGTTTAAATCCTGCGGGTAAGTTTGATAAAGTTCCTGCGTCTAATAGTTGTCGTAATGCAGCTGTCGCTGTTCTTGATAGTCCACCAATCATATGTATTAAACCAAAGCCATAAAATCCAAGTCCTGGTAAAAATTTAAAATGTACAAAATAATCTATTTTATTTCTTAATGGATCACCTATTTCGTAATTTCTTTTAATGGATAAAACTTCTCTAGAATTCTCTTCAATAGTTACAACGTATGGAAGTTTGATACCTGTTGGTTCGTTGTCTTCTCCCATGTCTTCAAAACCCTCAAGGTCAAGATTAACATGGCACTCTAATAAATTAAAAACATCTTCGTCTCTTCCTTTTGTTTCTCCTTGAAGTTCTCTTTCTTTTTTTTCAACTTCAGTTTCATTTACTGGACCTGGTTTTAATTCTACATCTCTGTAGAAACCAGCCACTTGTTGTTTTCTTAATTCGTTCTCAGATATTTGTACGCGATGAATGATAGATTCCGCATCATCTAATGAGGTAGCTGTGTACGGAACAATCAAATCATCTGCGGGTACAAATTTAGAGCAAGCCATTGAAATTGCTTCGTCATAATAAACTTTTTTAAAAGCAGAGCCTGCTAATGGTAAGTGAAACAATAACGAATCAAAATCAGGTTCGTATTCTTTCATCTTATCCATAATTTGGTAATTCATAAAATCTTTTACTCTTTGAGCTTGTTGTTCTTTTTCTGGAGTAGGTGTGCCTAAAATCTGAGTTCTTACAGGGCCTTCTGCTGGTAATAATTCTTTATAAGCCAAAGCTTGAAACTGTGTAACAGCTTCTGCTAACACAGGATGTGTTGCGCCCGACGCACCTTGAAAGGGTTCAGTTCTATTATCGTATTTAAATCCTAAAAGATCTAAACCTTCTCTGTAACCTCTTTCCCAATCTTTTCTAGAGTTTTTATAATCTTGATAGTTTTGATAAAGTGTAGTTCCAAGTCTGCCAAGAACATCGTCCGGTAAATGTTCTGCTAAATTATCGTAATGGTTTATTTCACCTTCAACGGATGCTATTGAAGGATCGTAGTTAATATCTACTGATCCATCTTCGTTTTCTGTAACTTCTACAGGGTCGCCTGCTTCATTCACTTCTTGTTGCTTTTCTTGTTCAGCAACTTCAATTTCTTCAGGTGATGGTACTTTTATCTCTTGTTCTACGTTTGGAAGAGACTTGTCTATGTCTGCCATTTATTTTCTCCAGTTTTACAGGTTTAACAGTATTATAATTAATAAGCAACCCCTCAGACTGAGGACCTGATTTAGGGGGTATCGTTTTAGTCAATTTCATCTAGTGCTGCTGCTGCCTCCTCTGCTTCGTCCGCTAGTCTTTCTGCAGCCTCCTCAGCTGCTTGTTCTGCTCTTGCTTCGGCTGCACCTACGTTGTACTCTCCCTTTTTCATACCTGTGTCACCTGTCATATCTTTAACTGTTTTTGTAACTTTACCTGTTGCAAATTCTTCCATATTTCTTGTATCAGGTCCTAATATTTGATCTAAATCGTCAAGAACCTCTATATCAAAATCAGCATTACCATCGGGATCTACGTTAACAGGCACTTCTTCTTGAGCAATAAACTCACCTGGTTTCTTTACAGCTTTGCCTGTTTTCTCATCTATCAACTCATACCCTGGTGGTTCATATTCAATCATGTATTTTTTTCCATATGCGTTTTCACCTTCAACAAAAACTCTACCATCATCGTATCTACCTATAGATATTCCCGGTAATTCTTTCGGTTCATATACTGTTAAGTCTGCATCTACTTTTTTACCAGTGCCACTAAACATAGCTTTATTTATCATATCAGGAAACCAGTCCGGCATTTTAGTGGAACTACCCGCAACTTTGACTATAGGTTTAGCGACTTCTGACTTTCCTAAAAATTTACCGAAGATAGGTAAGGACGCAATGCCTCCCATTATTTTTAAAAATAATCTTCTTTTAGGATCCATAGGTCCATCAGCGAAACCAATTCGTCCACCCTCTGCTGCTCCCATAATTCCACCTTCATATATGTCATCTAATTCTTCTAATGAAAGTTTTGGTTGAGGTAAAAATTTATACGCATCTGCATAACTATCTGTCGCTCCTTTTACGCCTGTGGAAGCTGCTAAAATTTGTTGTATTTGGTTGTCAATAAAATCTGGATCTTTTGCCATGCGATCTCCAAAAATTAATCCTTGAATACCTTCTAAATTTTCTTTTCTTTTTTCAGCTTCTTTTGTTGCAAGCTCTCTTACAAGTGAAAAGACATCAGGGTTATAAACTTTTGGTGCTCTAGTTTGTATATCTTCAAATCTTTTAGCTAATTGATTTTCCATATTAACTAAATCAGTTGAAGTAAAACCTAATTCATCTAATGAAATTTGATCTAAACCTTGATAGGATTTAAAAGCATTTAAATCTTTAGTAAATCTGTCATAGTCTTTTTGATAATCAATTAAATTTTGTACAGCAACTCTTTGTTCTTCTGTGTCAGCTAGTTTAATAAGATCTTCATTAAGACTTCCTAAATTAACACCAGGTATAGCATCAATAACACTTCCTACGATCGTATCTCTGGCTGTTTGACCA